TTTGATATAGTAGTTCCTTTATTTATTCTTTTTAGAGCATTAGGTTTAGAATCTGATCGAGATATTTTATCAACTATCATTTATGATAGTGATCCTAAAGATTTAAAAAATTATATGATGGATTTTTTAATGGCATCTATAAAAGATTCTCAACCGGTTTATTCTCGTAAAACTGCTATGAAATTATTAGCACTAAATACAAAAGGGAAAGAAATTATTAATGTGATTGATATTTTAACGAATAATTTTATGCCCAATTATAATTCTGAAAATGAAAAAACACAGATGTTAGGATATAGTGTAAGAAAATTATTATTAACTAGATTTGGTATAATAAACGAAACAGATAGAGATTCATATAGTTTTAAGCGTATAGATACGGCCGGTTCTTTATTATTAGAACTATATCGCGAATTATTTGGTATTTTTCAAAGGAATGTATCATTAAAGATAGATAATGATTTTAAATTCCATTTTAAGGATTTTGGGAATGATATACGCAATTTAGTGAATGATGATAATATTCATAAAGTATTTAATCAGAAATATATGGATGTAATTGTAAAATCATTTGGTTCTGTATTTGGCACGAAATTATCAGGGAGACAAGGAATTGTTCAAGATTTAAACAGGAATGCTATGTTAGGAACATTATCTCATACTCGCAGAATATCAAATCCATTGCCTTCTGGGTCAAAATCATTGGGACCTCGAAAATTACATAATTCACAATGGGGTTTTGTATGTCCGACCGAATCCCCAGATGGTGGTAATGTAGGTATTATTAATCATTTATCAATCTCTTGTAAAATATCTTTTAATGTATCCGAAGATAATATTTATTTAGCATTAATTGATAATGGTTTGATAGAATTAAATGATACTACAAAATATGAATTACATACATTTAGTAAAGTTTTTCTGAATGGTAAATGGATAGGATTACATAAAGATCCAGAATTTTTATATAAAATAATGAGATTATTAAAATGTAATAGTTTAATTCATATTTATACGAGTATAAGATGGGATACAATATTAAATGAAATCTATGTATTTTGTGATAATGGGAGACTGCTAAGACCGGTATTTTTACTAAAAAGAATGGGTTCATTAATTTCAAATCCTCTCTTAGAGGGTGATTATGATAAAATGAATACTTGGGATCATTTAATAAAAGGAGAACACATGTATCGTTTAGATTCTAAGATGGATGTTTATGATGAAACTTATTATCGCGATGAATTTTTGGATATTAAATTAAAACATCCTAACTATATAGAATATTTGATAGAAAATCAATGTATGATAGAATATGTAGATCCTTTGGAAAGTGAAGGTATTTTTATCGGTAAAAGTATTCATAGTATTGATAAAGAATATTCACATTGTGAGATACATCCATCATTAATGTTAAGTGCTGTAGCGGTAAATATTCCTTTTCCCGATCATAGTCAATATCCAAGAAATGTATTTTCTTGTCAGCAAACTAAACAAGCAGTGGGATTATATAGTTCAGCATTTAATACAAGATTTGATACATTCGCTCATATTTTAAATTATCCTCAAAAACCGATTGTAACAACAAGATATAAAAAATATACTGATGTTGATAAATTACCTTATGGTATTAATGCGATAGTAGCAATAGCTAGTTATACAGGATATAATCAAGAAGATAGTTTAATGTTAAATAAGACATCTATTGAAAGAGGTATGTTTAATTCATTATATTATCGTAGTTATAGTGATGATGAAAGTGAAGAGGGTGGTAAGCGAGTTTATTTTGGAAACCCAGATAATTATAATGATATTAAAAAGAGTGATATGATAAACTTTAATAAATTAGATAAACATGGATTCGCCAAAGAAGGTAGTAATGTAACTCATGATGATGCTATTATATCAAAAATAAATGAAAATTTTAATGGTGAAAGTATTTATCATAATGTTTCGGGAAAATGTGTAAAATTTAGTACATCTGGTATTGTTGATAAAGTGGTAGTCAGTAAAAATACAGATAATTTAAGATCTGCTAAAGTAAGAATCAGAAAAAATAAAATACCTACTGTCGGTGATAAATATGCTTCACGACCAGGTCAAAAAGGTATGTGTGGTTTAGTCTTAGAACAAGAAGAAATGCCTTTTACAAAAGATGGAATAGTCCCTGATATGATTATTAATCCTCATGCTTTACCTAGTCGTATGACAATTAATCAACTTTTAGAATGTGTTCTTGGTAAGAGCGCTGCTTTAGGAGGATTTTTAGGTGATGCGACCGCATTTCAGAATAATGATATTCATAATTATGCGAATTTAATGGAAAAATATGGTTATGAAGAATGGGGAAACGAAGTTTTATACAGTGGTATTACTGGAGAACAATTAAAAACATCTATTTTTATAGGTCCTACTTATTATCAAAGACTTAAGATTATGGTTGCTGATAAAATGCATAGTAGAGGAGAAGGTCCCTTACAAAGTTTAACAAGACAACCCGCAGCTGGTAGATCTAATAATGGTGGTTTAAGAATAGGTGAGATGGAAAGAGATAGTATATTAGCACATGGAGCTTCAGAATTTTTAAGAGAATCTATGATGGAACGTTCAGATAAATATGAAGTTAATATTGATAGAAAATCTGGATTAATATCAAAAGGTCAAACTGTTGATGATGATAAGGTTCAGATGCCATATGCTATGAAAATGTTATTACAAGAAATACAATCTATGAGTATTGCTCCTAGATTAATTACAGATAAGAATATAGAAAATCCATATGTTCATGAATTTATTGAAAGAGGTTTTAAATTATAAATATTTAAACGATATATTATTTATAATAATAAATGATAAAAAATTTATATTTGATTAGGCACGGTCATTCATTACATAATGAATTATTTCATAAAATAGGTGTAAAAGCATTTAGAACGCCTGAAACTATTGATTCACCATTAACAAATGAAGGTCATTTACAAAGTATTGAATTAGGGCAATCTTGGACAAAGAAAAGAGAAATTGAATTGGTCCTTGTATCTCCTTTAACTAGAACATTAGAAACTGCTATGAATATTTTTGGTGATACAGATATACCCATGATTTCAGAAGAGTTTTTAAGAGAATATCCTATTGGAGAGGATACTTGTAATAAAAGAAGTTCATTAACACTTTTAAAAAATAAATATCCAAGAGTAGATTTTAATTTAAAAACCGACCAAGATACATTATGGACAAAAGATTACAGAGAAACGATAGTTGAATTAGAACAACGATTAGATGAAATGGTAAAATATTTACAAAATAGAAAGGAAAAAAATATAGCAATTGTAGGTCATAGTTCTTTTTTTGGTCAATTTAAAGATAATCATATCGGATATATAGAAAATGGCGATGAAGAATTAAAACACTGTTATCCTTATGAATATATATTAACTCCTGAATATAAAAGATTATAATTCATCTAGGAGTTTATATAAATTTAATAATTTTAAGATAATATTTTTATCTCGCTTGATATGATATTTATGGTAATAAAGAGTAATCGAATCATATTTTAATTCTATAAACTTATAAAGATTATTATCTATTTCATTTAAGATATCACTTTGATATAATTTTAATATTTTAGGATTAATTTTTTCATATAATGTATATTTGTCATTTATTATATTATTATGAAGAAGTATTAATAATTGATTCCAGATTATGGAAAAATTATTAGGACCATCAAAATCTTTACATTTTATCATTTTTAAGCGGGTAATATCCTTTTTCATCAAAAGTTTTTATAATTATATTTTCATGAAAACAGACTGACATAAATAGCTGTTTATAATATATATATATATATAATATTTTAATTTTGCTGGTAATTCTACTTGCGTTTTACTTGCTGCTCCATTATTTCACTTGACAAGGTTTAAAAGATTTTCTATGAAATTTTGTTGGTCCAAATTCTTTTAAGGCTATAATATGTGATTTTGTTCCATATCCTTTATTGTTTCGAATATCATAATTATCTAAGATACTGTTGGTTTCACATAATTTTAATATATATTCATCTCTGTATTCTTTAGCGAGAATAGATGCAGCAGCAATATTTAAATATTTATCATCTCCACCTTTTATACATACATGAGGGATCAATTCAAAATTATGTTTATTCATATAGGGTGGGAAGGTGTTCCCATCAACTAACAATCTATCTACATTTATAGATGATGTAATATTATCAATACATTTTTCCATACCTTCCATTGTTGCATTAAGTATATTAATTTTATCAATTCTATCTGTATCAACCATTTCAATACAATATGCTATACTATTTTCTTCTATATACTTTCTTAGGATACTTCTAACTTTTCCAGAACATTTTTTTGAATCTCTAATAGGATAAGGTGGGGGATCTACACCAATATCATTCATGATAACCCCGGCTGTAAATACTGGACCTAAAAGACATCCTCTCCCCGCTTCATCTAAACCAATTTCTAATTTATCTTTTTTATAATATTGTTCCATCTTAAAAGATATAATATTTATCTATTTAAATAAGAAAAGGAGTATTTTATAAGAGAGATAAATATTATATATATTTTAGGCGGTGCTGGCGGCGGAGGGGGGGGCATTTGTTCTAACTAGCGACCCTTTTCCCTGAGAACTAACCGTTTTAAGACGGTTTGGGCTAGAGACTTCAGATACAGGTTCTCCGGATTTTTTCGACGGTAGCGAAAAAGCTTCACGAGGGCTTGTTTCATACGCGGCTTGGACAAGGGCGATTGTTGATTCAGATAATCCAAGTTTTTGTTCGGCTTCATTCATTAGAGTTTCTTTTTCACTAGGTTCAGTTTCTTGTGTAAATGTATTATTTTGAATAAAACTCAAACAAAAAACTAATAATTCCGTTGTTTCAAACTGACTAAAAAACATTATATCATCTTTATTTATAACCATGCTCACACTTCGCCCAGCGACTTTATCTTGAAATTGATCCCCATATAACTCTTCATCTGTTCCCATTTTAATTAATCTTTTTCTTAGATCAATCAAAAATGCTTTTATTGTATTAAGTAACTCTTTACCTTTCCCTGCTAAATCGGCTATTATTAAATAAACATCTATATCATTTAATAACCTATTGGTTATTATTAATAAAATATTATAGAATTTTTTATATTGGTCATATTTTGTTTCGGTTTTACCTTTCTTTAATACTTCAATCCCTGAAGATTTATTTATGGCATGCACTATTTCAACTAAGTTTCTTAACTTATTAACATATTCACGCGCTTGACCGGGCAATATTTGAACCAGCTTATCTAAAACCGATGATGATATATCTACAACCTTTTCAGCTAATCCAGACCCACCTCTCATATTTGTTCTATTATTTCTTGTTCTATTTTTTCTTATTCTATTATTTCTTGTTCTAATATTTCTTTTAGTTCTTCTTTTAGATTTCATTATAATATATAATATAATATAAAAAAAAATGAAGGAATATAAAAAAAGAAAAATAGATGATTCAGGTATCCGATTAAAACCGAATGAACCAAATATACTTGAAAATTATACCAAATATAGAAAAAGAAATAGGAAAACCAAGAAACGTAAACCTAAACGCAAGAAAACTACAAAAAATGTTGAAATTAAAGAAAAAAAAGATCCTCTTTTACAAATAGTTGAAGAAAGCCAAAATAAATCTAAAGAAGAAATATTAGTAGAAGAAATTAAACCTATAAAACAAACAAAAACAATACATGTAGATAATAAACCCCAAGATTTATCTGAAAAAGATCCAAATGTAACTAAGAAAACACTTACAATAACAGCTTCTTTAAAACCTGATAAAGATAAAGAAGGTGGTGGTGTATTATTAGAATAAGGTTAATAATAATATTTTTTATCTTAAATTTTTGTAAATGGATTTAATAAATTCTTATAAAGAAGATATATTTGAAAATAATATGAATTTATTATATTTAGCTAAACCTGTTTACGGGGGGTGGGTTACATTTACAGCGCATTTATCTCATAAATATAATTCACCTATTTATAAAATAGCCCTTAGAAATGAAACTTTTAAACGTGATTATGGTTATGAATGTAAATATCAAAATATAAATATAGAAGAAGTCATCAAATTAAAAAATATATTAATTACGGCGATTGATAAACATTATTATGAATATTTATATTTATTTACAAAAGATACAAAAGTTATTATTCATGATCCTACTGAATGTAAACATAATAAGAAAAATCCTAATCCACTCGTTCAAACCACAGATAAGAATGAAACTATCTTACTAAATCATTTTAAAATAATTACTATAAGAGAGAGTGTTCAAGAATATTTAATGAATCGGTTCAGTATAAAATCAGAATACATGCCTCATCCTTTTTATTCATATGAATTGCCTAAATGTAAAGGATTAGGATATGAATGTGTATCTATATCTCGTATAGATTTTGATAAAAATACAGATATACTTTTAAAATGTAATAGTTTGTTAAAAGATCCTAAAAAACATATATATTTATTCGGTGCCGAAAATAGATTATATGTTCATCATAAATTAAAACTATTAAATTTTAGTGATTACTGGAAAGGGAAATTTTCTAAAAATTTATCACCAACATATGAAGATTGTAGTATTTTAAAAGATGCGAAATATATGATTGATATGTCAATTATTAAAGGAGATGGTGGTGGAACTCAATATACATTTTTAGAAGCGATTCATCAAGATACAGTATTAATACTTCATAATGAATGGATAGATGCGGGAACAACATTTAAATCAGGTTATAATTGTATTGGTGTATCTACTCCTGAAGAATTGGCTGAAGTCTTAGAAAAAGGATTAAGTGAAACAGAATATCAAAATATTTTAATGAATAGTAAAAAGATACTAGAGAAGCATGTTTAGAAAGTATTATAAATAATTGATAGCGAAAGCTAATTTCTTACTAGGCATTGTATGAATATAATCCTTAACTGTTTGCCAAGTTGTGGGTTGTTTCGTTTTCAGATATTTACCATGAATATCATAAATTAATGGATTTAAATGATAAGGAATATCATCTTTATTTAGTGTTTTGTGAACATAAACATTTTTATAGATATTAAATAATTCATTACTAAGATGATGAATTTTAGATTTATAACTATTAAATAGATGACTATGTTCAGGGAAATATCTCAGATATTTTTTAAGATTCCCGTCTCTTCTTAATTCAATATAATTTAATAAATGATTATTCATATTAATTTTAAGATTTCTTACTTCTTCAAAATAAGGATTTAACCATTTATATCTAAATGAACCATATTTAATAGTAAATCCTTTAATATAATAAGGTATTACAGGTCCTTCATAAAATTTCATAAATTCTTCTTTTGATGTATACTGATC